CACATCACACGTAAGCTCGTCACCATAGCGGCCGTACCTACCGCACTCGTGCTCGGCGCAGCAGGTGCTTATGCTGCCACCTCATCGAGCAGCCCCATCGACTCCTCAGGCGTCATCCATGGTTGCTACAGCACCAAGGCTTCTCATGACAGCCACACCATCACACTGCAGAATGCCGGGACCGGCTGCCCCCGGGGCACGACCGCGGTCACCTGGAATCAGAAAGGCGCAACGGGGCCAGCGGGCGCCCGAGGACCAGCAGGAGCAACGACGGCAGGTCCAGCAGGACTAAACGTCACCATCGTAGAAGCGTCATCCGCACCGGGAGGCACCTCTGCTGAGGTTGTATGCCCTAGCAGTCATCCATATGCCCTGGGTGGCGGTGGTGGCGCAAACAGCGACACCGGATTGTTGTCCGCATCTAATCCGAGCACGGTGGGCGGGATTCCGGGCGGCTGGTACGTGCGGTCTACAAATGCAGGGAAGGCTGAGGTAGTGGCCTACGCGGTCTGCGCCAGGTTATGAAGATCCGCGAGGCCGTAACCGTGACAGAGCCCACTACACCCCCCAGCCAGCGCGTCGCCGTCATCATGCCAACCTACGAGGAACGGGAGAATCTGGAGGTCATCGCTGACCGGCTGCGCGTTGCGGCCCCGGATGCCACCCTTCTCGTCGTGGACGACAACAGCCCCGACGGCACCGGTGACCTGGCCGACAAGCTGTCCGAGGCCGACCCGTACATTCAGGTTCTGCACCGCACCGGAAAGGAGGGGCTCGGCCCGGCCTACATCGCCGGCTTCCACTGGGCCATGGAACGCGGCTGCGACATCGTGGTCGAGATGGACGCGGACGGCTCACACCAGCCCGAGCAGCTCCCGGACCTGCTGGCCGCGCTGCTGAGGGCAGGCGTGGACGGGGTGATCGGTTCCCGCTGGGTACCGGGCGGCCGGACAGTCAACTGGCCGAAGTCCCGGCAGCTCCTGTCCCGGGCCGGGAACTCGTATGCGCGCGTCATGCTGGGTGTCCCATTGCGGGACATAACCGGCGGCTACCGCGCCTACCGCACCTCCGCGCTGCAGGCGATCAGCCTGGACACGGTGGAGTCAGCGGGCTACTGCTTTCAGATCGACGTGGCCCTGCGCATGATCCAGGAGGGCTTGCGCATCGTGGAGGTGCCCATCACGTTCGTGGAACGCGAGCGGGGAGCGAGCAAGATGAGCCGGGCCATCATCGGCGAGGCGTTCCTGCGCGTGACCCGGTGGGGCGTTGGTGCCCGGCTGCGGAAGCTGCGGGTCTGATGAGCAGACCCGAATGTGAAATCCTCGCAGCCATGCGCCTGGCAGCGCCGCCAGGGCAGGGCCTACTCAGCGACGCCACAGTGCGGGAACTGAGAAGCCTCACCGGGCAGCTAATCGCTGCGAAGGAAGGCGCCACCGGGGAGTACGAACGGTTCCAGGGGGTGTCCCAGCGGGGCCTGTGCCTGCCCGTAGCTAACCTGACCGGCTGGCTGGGCGGCAAGACAGTACTGGTGACCGGCGGCACCGGCTGTATCGGCACGGCCCTGCTGGGCCAGCTCGCCCGCCTCGGGCCGGGCCGGCTGATCAGTGTGAGCCGTGGCATCACCAGCGGCTACCCCGAGGCAATGAACGTCACGTATTACCTGGGCGGGGACATCCGGGACCGGCCGCACCTGGAAACCCTGTTCCGCCACATCAAACCCGATGTCATCTTCCACGTCGCCGCGCAACGTAACCCCGGCCAGGCTGAGGTGGAAGTGCACCGCACCGTCACCACCAACATCCTCGGCACACGAAACGTGCTCGCCGCAGCAGCCAGCGCCAGAGTTCCGCAGGTCGTAATCGCCTCCACCGGTAAGGCGGTACGCCCCTACTCACCAGAGATTTACACAGCCTCCAAACGGAACATGGAATGGGCCGCCTCCACCATGACCACCATGACCAGCAGCGCCATGCTGGTCTCCGCAGCACGATTCACCCACGTCATCGACAACTCGATCATCGTCAAACGGCTGCATGAATGGGCGGCGAGCGGCGGCACCGTCAGGCTGCACAGCACAGACATCGCGTTCTACGTCCAATCCGCGCTGGAATCAGCCCAGCTACTCCTCATCGCGGGCCTCGGCGCCGTCCCGGGTGCGCTGCGCGTACACGCCATCGCCGACCTGGGCTGCCCAGTGAGCCTCCTCGACCTGGCGGTCGGGGTCCTGGCTAAGACCAGCTCAAACGCCCCGGTCTACATCAGCGGCTACGACCGCGGGTATGAGGAAGTCCCCTTCCCGGCGCTGTACGACCCGGCGACCGCCGGTGATGTGAGCCCGCTGCTGAACGCCTTCGAAGCGCTGGCAGCCGGTCCCTCACCTTGCCTGGCAGTGGATTCTTTCCCCGTCCAGGTGTGCCCGGACCCTGACCCGGCCAGCGCTTTCCGCGAACTGGAGAAAGTCTGCGAGGTGAGCCGCGACCCGGCCACGGTACGCGCAGCGCTCGATAAGCTCTCCTGGGCACTGCTGGATGCCACCCTCGCCGCGGTGCCCGCCGGTCAGCTGGCCAGGTCAGCTGCACTCGCTGAACCGCACCGCGACAGCCTGAGGCCTGAGCATCAGCGCATGCTCACCGCGATCAGGCAGGCCGCCGGCCTGGACGTACCCGGCAGGAGACCAGCCCATGTGTGAACGCTGCGGCCACGACCGCACCCTCCATGAGCATTACCGCCAAGGTTTGGATTGTGCCGCCCGGCGCTGCGGATGCCCGGAGTACCTGAAGCCAGCCGGGGCCATAGGCGCATGGGGCAGGTGGCTCACCGCAATGACTCCCGCACGGTCCCGGACGCTTGCGACTTAGGGGGCGGCCTCCGGGACCGCGCGGGCATCATAAAGAAATCACACAGTCACTTCAGCGGCAATCAGTGTGCTATGAAGGAAATTTGTGAAACAAAAAACTGCCCGGCCGCTCAGCGGGAGCGGCCAGACAGCGAGGCAAACAGCAACACGGACAACAGGAGATTACCAGTGACCACCGACGTTCTGAACACCCCATTCCAGCCGTCCAGACAGGCACCCGCCAACGGCACCCACCGGCCAGAAGACGACGATCCGCCACCCGCCACGGTCATGACCATCACCCCCGAGATGGCCGCCGAGTTCATGGGCCGCAACGTCAAGAACCGCAAGGGCATCCGCGCCGACGACGTAAATAAGTACGCCCGCGACATAGTTGCCGGGGCGTGGATCGTCAACGGCGAGACGATCAAAGTCGCCCGCAACGGGCACGTCCTCGACGGCCAGCACCGTTTCCTCGGATGCATGCGCGCCGGCATGCCGTTCCGGTCCTACATCGTCACCGGCCTGCCACCCGAAGCGCAGGACACCATTGACTGCGGGATCACCCGGACCGCCGCCGACCAGCTCGACCTGCACGACGAATATCAGCCGAAGTCCCTCGCCGCGATCAGCAGGTGGGCGATCCGGTGGGCGGCGGGCGCCCGGGGCCGGTCCGTCAAGGGGACCATCAAGCCGTCCCATTCGGAGATCATCGGGTTCGTGCGGGTCAACCCCGAGATCCGGGACGCCACCAGGTTTGGGATCAACGCCCGCGGCCGGTACAAGCTGGTCCGCGTGTCGGTCTACGGGATGGCGTGGTGGCTGTTCACCCACATCGACGGCGGCGTGTACAGCGACCTGTCCAGGCACCGGGCGGAAGACTTCCTCGAGAAAGCCGTCACCGGCGCCGACGTCGGAATCGGCAACCCGGCCTACTCGCTGCGGGAACGGTTCCGCCGCGCCTCCCCCCTGGAAATGGACGAGCGCCTCAACGAGTACGAGCAGCTCGCCTTGTTCATCACCGCATGGAACGGATGGCGGGACGGCAAGGAGATGCGGCGGATCCCCCTCCCGCACGGGGGCCTGACGACCAGGAACTTCCCCGAGCCGAAGTAACCCCGGGCTAGCCCGCCTACTCCAGCTTCTCCAGCCTTTCCATCAGGCTGATCAGCTGCATCGCCTTAACTTCCGTTGCACCGCCGTCCAGCCGGACCCGCCACATCGGATCATGCTCACACGGCGGGAAGAACTCGGCGTCGGGATGGAGCAGCTGGTAACGCAGCTTCCGCGGCACCTGATCCTGAAGGTCAACAGTCACCGGGTCACTTCCCCTCCAGGCCCACGCTCAGGTGCGCAGGCTGGAAGGTCTAGGGGAAGACGGCAATTACCAGGTGGGCCGGAAGGCCCAAACCGGACTCAACACACAAAGCGCCCGCCCAGCCCCGCCGCGGGGGCGGGGGCTGGGCGGGCTACTGGTTATGCGAAGGAATCGACGGCCGCCCAGTCCCCATGGGGACTGGGGGCGATGGGCAAGGGGACGCTGCGTCGTGCCGGCGTTCCCGGCGTGCCTGCCAGCACGTGGCCTCCGGGAAAACGCCGATCGGTGAGCTGGAGTTACTTTCACCAAGGCCAGCGCTAGGCCTCAGTCACGTAGGTGATACCCGCGGTAGCAGGGACGCGAAACCTGGGCATGCGAAATCACAGCCCGGCTCCCTTCAGCGGGTTGTCGGTCCACGGGTCATAGGGTGGCGGCGGTCCGGCGAGTTCCCCTGTGAGCGAGTTCCGGTACCGCACACGCAGTCCGCAGATGACCGCCGGGTTTAGCTCCCGGTATTTGGCGAAGATGCCCTCGCAGCCCATCCCTTCCGAGATGTTGCAGGAGCGGCATAGCAAGCCCCTGATGTAGCCCGACGAGTGGGAGTGGTCCCTGACGAGGGGCTGACGGTGACCGCAGATGGCGCACCGGCCGGCCTGCCATTCATCCAGCAGAAGCTCGGCCCAGTCTTCGTTGCTTATGTACTGACGGGCAATTTCCGGGATCAGCGTCTTGACGCGCTCCATGTCGGCACTGGTGGTCGGCCCCCATGACCAGCAGGCGGGCTCGGTGGGCGGTGGGTTCGTCGCGACGAGGTAAGCGAAGAACGAGACTTCCCGGCTCTTGGCTTCCCCGTAAACCCGTCGCTCTTCCGTGCTCAGATGAGTTCGGCACACCTCAGGGGGCGTGCCCGGGATGGGCACCCACTCCACGCCGTTCGCCACACGCCAGTCCACGCATCCGTACTTGCAGCGTTTCTTCGTCCTCGCGGCCATCGCGGTGCACCGTCGGCTCTCCGGTTCCATCAGGAATCATCCCCGGGCAGGGCGGGCACGACGATCTTCATCCGGTCCACTGCGTCACGGAGCCCGCGCTGGCCGCGCCGATCATAGCTGGCGGTAGTGACAGGCGATGCGTGCCCGGCCAGCTTCTGCGCCTGCACAAGATCACCACCCGACTCGATGAAGTTGTCGATGAAGGTGCGGCGGAAGTCATGGGTGGACATCAGCTGCAATCCGGCTTGCTTATGGCGCTTCTGGATGACGCGGTAAATAGCGTTCGGCTCCATCGACTCGCCGATGTGGCTGTGCTTGTCTATCGACCGGAACATTGGGCCGCGGCGCTCGTTCAGCAGGGCGAGCCAGCGCTCCAGGTGCGGCACGGCGTCCTTGTGGATGGGGACAGTGCGTTCCTTGCGCCCCTTGCCGGTGATCTTCAGCCAGCGCCCGCGCGCATCGTAGTTCTCGATCAGCGCCTCGGCTGCTTCCGCGCGCCGCATTCCCGTGCACTGGAGGATGGTGATCAACGCGGAGTCCCGTTCCTGCAGCGGACTGGGCGACCCAGCGCAGGCGGCAAGCAGTTTCTCGATCTCATCGCCGTGAACCTCGCGGCCCGCCGGCTCACGGTGAATCGTCTCATCCGGGATGTCCACCGCGCTCACATAATCCTCGGCGCTCATCAGCCGGAGTCGCCGGCACTCCTTGAGTACTCTGCGGAGCGCGGCGAGGTGCTTGTTGACTGAGGATGTGGCGTATCCGTGCTCTATCAGGAGCGCCTTTATGCGGGTGGTGTGCTCGTAGCGGAGCAACCACCATGCGCGACCGCGCGGATTCGGGTAACGCTGATCCAGGGGAAGCGGCTCGCCGCGCTCAGTCTCGATCACCATGACAAGGATCTGGCGGAGGCAGCCTTCCATCACGCGCTTGGAGTCGGGGCTGCGGAGGCTGTCCAGGTACACCTGAACCGGGTCGGCGGGCAGGGTGCTCGCGTCATGGGCCGGCAGGAGGTCGCTCGTATAGATCGGGTCGGGTTCGCCCTGCGGGACGTAAGGCTGGATGCTCATGTCCCCTACATTACATGATCAAAGCCTGAGAAGTATCATTCTCTGCCCCTAGAATTTCAGACTCGGGGGAGCGGCATCCGAGGCAGGGCGAACCGGGGCGAGTCATTGTCTTCTACACGTCGTAGTTCCCGCTAGCCTTCTCCCATGACGATCACGTCCACCCGGCGGTGGTCCCGGTAAAGATCTTGTGGCATAGTAACGGGCCGACAATAACCGGTTACGGACAGCAAACACAGACCTGGGTGCCGCGTCTCGCTTCTCTCGGCCACCAGATGATCGTGTCGGCGTTCTACGGCATTCAGGGCATGTCGATTTCGTGGAACGGTGTCCCGATGCTGCCGGGCGCGAGCGACCCGTACGGGAACGACATTCTGGGTGAGCATGCCCGCCGCGTGGGCGCGGACATGATCATCACGCTGATGGATGCGTGGGTGCTGTCCCCGGAGCAGACGCAGGGCCTGAAGGTCGCGAACTGGATGCCGGTGGACTGTGACCCGCTTGGGGTGATGGACCGGAGCTACCTGCAGCGCTCGGGGTCGGTGCCGATCACGATGAGCCGGTATGGGCAGAAAGCGATCGAGACCGCCGGGTTCAAGGCTCTCTACGTCCCGCACGGTGTCGACATGCAGAACATCTTCCGGCCGGTGAAGGACCGGATGCAGGTCCGCCGTGACCTTGGCCTGCCCGAGGATGCGTTCATCATCGGGATCAACGGTGCGAACAAGGACACGATCCGCAAGTCGTATCCGGCGCAGTTGCGGGCGTTCGCGGAGTTCCGCCGCCGGCATCCCGAAGCGAACGCGATGCTACTCATCCACGCTTTGCCGCGGGCGCCGGGGGCGCTGGACCTGAACGCGATCATCGAGGATCAGGGCCTGTCCCAGTCGGTGCGGTTCTCCGACTGGTACACGTATGTGACGGGGCAGATCCAGCCGCCGAACCTGGCGGTCTGGTACAACTGCCTGGACCTGCTGAGCAACGCTTCCCATGGGGAAGGGTTCGGCCTGCCGATCATTGAAAGTCAGGCATGTGGGACGCCCCCAGTCGTCACCGATCATTCAGCGATGACGGAACTGTGCGGTGCCGGGTGGATGGTGGGCGGGGAACCATTCTGGAATGGGCAGCTCGCCGGGATCACCGGGCATAACGCCTGGTGGAAAACCCCGTACGCCGATGAGATCACCGCAGCGTATGAGGCGGCGTACGCGGAGAAGGTCAGCGGTGAGGCGGACGTTCGGCGGAAGCAGGCCCGCGAGTTCGCGCTAGCGTTCGATGCGGACGTCGTTTTGGAAAAATACTGGAAGCCGGTGCTCAAAGAACTGGAAGAGATGTAGCGGGAGCCTATTCTTCCCGGTAGCCGGGCTGGTGCTTGTAGGCCGAGCCGAGCAGGCGGACGGCGCTGGCCAGCGTCCACGCCCGGTCTTCCTGCATGGCGTTCTCACCGGCCTTGGCTGACTGTTCCTCGTACAGATCCAGGATCGCCAGTTCCGCTTCGCAGCGGGCGATGGTGTCGCGTGGGTCGTTAGCCTCCATGAGCCGGGTGAGCGTCGAGTCCCCCATCGCCCACATGCCGTGCCAGTGGTCCGCCTCGGTGCCGTCCCCGGTCAGCAGGACGCCGCTGCTCAGCTCCTGCCACTCGGCGGCGTTGCCGAGCTCGATGGTGCCCCGTGCGAGCGCTAGCCGCGCCTGGATCCGCTGCCGGAGCCATGCCGTGAAGTCGTCCACGTGCCCATCATTGCGCACCAGATCTCTCGCCATGTTCCTTTATCTGCGCCAGCACATCGGCTTCACTAACTGGGTGCAGGTCCCAGGCATCCACACCGACATGAAGTTGCCGCCCTTGATAGAAGGGTTCCCCGTTGAACGTGACGACCGGCAGCATGAAGGGGCCGAGCTTCTCCCTGCTGTGCGTGTGGCCGTGCAGTAGCCAGAGCCCCTGATCCTTCAGCCGGTACTGGCTGTGCCGGTCCAGTGCCGTGTGATCCCCGTAATACGGGAAGTGAGACAGCAGCACCGGCCGGCCGTCGATCCTGATCCGGGCGAACGCCTGCACTGACTCGAACACCTCAAACCAGCGGCGCTGACGGGACCGGGCGCCCCGGTTGCCGGGCCAGCATGAGTCATGGTTGCCGGTGATGAGCTGCTTGCGGCCGTTCAGCCGCGCGGCTATCTCCAGGATGTGCGTCTCGTTGCCGAGCCCCACATCCCCGAGGTGCCACACGAGGTCATCGCGGCGGATGGTCTTGTTCCATCGCTCAATGATGAGTTCGTCATGCTCCGCGGGGTCAGTGAAGCCACGCAGTCCTGCGACCATGCCGTGCAGGAAATGCGTGTCTGAGGTGAAGAAGACCGCGCTCACGGCCGCCAGTTCTTCATCCATCCCTGGACGCGCGACGGATCGATCACCAGTCCGTGGTCAGTCGCGCGGACGCCGGGGAATCGCTGCTCCAGGTCTTCGCAGAGTTGCCCGGCCTCATCGACGCAGGCGGCTTGATACTGCTCGGCGGTGATGATGCCTTTCTTGATCAGCAGGCCAGATAGGGCGGTGATCTCGCAGCGCTGGATCAGCGTGGCCTCGCGATGGTCGCGTACCGCGTCTGATTCCGGGTCACCCTTCGGCCGTGTGCCGAGCTGCCAGCCGGTGAACAGTCCGCGCCACTTCGCTAGCCGGTTCATGGCGGCTAGGTACTTTTCGCTGCTCAACTCTGATGCTCCTTAACGCATAGCCGGTACTCCACTTCCCCGAACTTCTCCCGGAACGACGGGTTCAGCGTGCCCTCGTACCCGCTCGCGTCGGCGTGGACGCCCTCAAACTTTCCCTTGTTCTGTGACCGGGATGCGAGCGGCAGCGCGCACACGTACCCGCCCTGGGGGATGACCCGCAGGTCGATGTTGTAGTCGAAGCCGACTTCGGGATGCTCGGGTGTGCCGGTGGAGTAGTTCCGGTCCCAGGCCGGTGCGAGGGTGTGGAACCACCGGTCCCGCCAGGTGGCCCAGATCCAGCACCGGAACCGTGGCAGCAGCACCACCGCGGCGGGGTCGGCGTCCAGGCGGGGGTTGTCCGGTGAGTGGGCGCAGTTGATGAGTACGCCCGGGGTGTCGCGGAAGGTCTCATTCGCCCAGGACAGGTAGCGGAGGGTGTCGTCGGCGACCGCGAGGTCTTCCTCAGCCATGACAACGTAGTCCACGTCGGGGTACTCATTGAACACGGCGGTGCCGCCCTCGACGGGGTTGACGGAGACGCCGAGGTGGCGGGTGTTGACGCGGGCGGTGATGTCCAGGCCATACTCCCCGCGTGCTTCGGCGACGACGGCGAGCATCTTCTCCAGCCGGTCGGACGGGTCGATGGCGATACTGAACGCGGCCACATCCTGGATGCCGTCCACAGCTGCCCATGAGGCGAGGGTCTGGCGGAGGTACTGGGGACGCCGCCAGGCCGTCATCATTATCGCGGTGCTGTTCATAGCAGGTGCCCCGGCATGTTCACCTGCGCCCAGGCCATGATCTGGCGGAAACAGTTGTCGCACACGATGCCCGTTTCCTCCAGATCTTGCGCCGGGTACAGGGACTCAGATTCGGCCCACGCTTCTTCGTCACTCCAGATCTTCGTGAACGTGCCGCCGCAGTTCTCGCAGGTATAGGACTCCCTGATGCCGGTCACGGCAGTGGCCTCCGTTCGCATTCCAGCCGGAGTTCCAGCGTGTCCGCGTACGGCATCTCGCGGCGCATCTCATCCAGCTCAAGCAAGACAGCCTGCTTCCAGCCGAGCGCGAAGCTGTCGGCCAGGGTCGTCAGGTCAACCCGGCGGGTCAGGCTGGCATGCGCGGTCTCATCCCCGCTCACGGCGCCTCCCCCGTCAGCACATACTCGACTTTGCCGCGCTCCTCCCGGAACGACGGGTCCTGGGTGGCGCGGAACTCGCCGGGCTGGGCGTGGACGCCTTCGAACTGGCCGATGTTCTGCGATCGGCTGGCATGGGGGAACACGCACCGCAGGCCCCGGTCGGGCACCACACGCAGGTCGAGGTTCCAGTCGTACCCCGACGGGTTGCCGGTGGAGTAGTCCCGGTCCCAGGTTGGTACGGCGACATCAAACCACCTGTCTCTCCAGGTCCCCCAGATCCATGTGCGGAAGCGGGGCAGCAGATGCACCGCTTCGATGTCCGCGTCCTCTGGGGTGTTCTCCGCGGTGTGGGCGCAGACAGCGAACACGCTCTGGTCATCCTCGAACTTCGTGGCTGCCCATTCCATGTAGCGGAGCAGATCATCGGATAGCAGCATGTCCTCATCCATCGCGATGAGGAACCTGGCGCCCGGGTCCTCGTCCAGGATGTGGCTGCCGGACACGACCGGGTTGACCAGCACGCCGAGCAGTTCCGGGTTGTGCCGCACGACCAGGGGCAGGCCGTACTCGTCCCGGGCGTGGTCGATGACGGCCAGCATGTCCGGCTCACGTTCAGACGGCTCAAGGGCGATGGTGATGGCCCGCAGGTCCCGCACGCCGTCCACCTGAGCCCAGGACGCCAGCGTGCGGCGCAGGTATTGGGGGCGGCGCCAGCACCACATGCCCACCGTCATGTCACTGATGGCTACCATCAGATCCGCCGCAGGACGACTTCGAGCTCACCGTTGGCCGGCGCTACCTTGATCTTCTCGAACAGCCGGCCCTCGGTTTTATGCGAATACTCCCGGTGCATGTGCGTCCCCGGGATCCAGTAGTCGAACGATTCCTCGGTGGGGAAATGCTTGTGATCCAGGTCGGTGAACGCATTCTGGGACCGCCAGTAGCAGGTCCGCAGATTGAGGATGCCACCGGGTTTGAGGATCCGGGCGCACTCGTTCACGAATCCGTCCGCGTTGACGACATGCTCGAGGACGTCGATGCCGACGATCTCATCGTGGGTCTCGGTGTCGAACGGCCACGGGAACTCGTCCAGGTTGTGCACCACGTCCACGCCGGGCAGCGGGTACTTGTCGACGTTGGTGTACAGGGGCTTCGGGTGCTTCCCGCACCCGAGATGCAGTCTTTTCACGCTGCGATCCCCTGCCCGGTCAGGTGCCCGCGGTACGCCTCGATCGTCTCAGTGAGCCGCCATGGCCACGGGTGAGCCGCGCATGCCGGGTCCGCTGCGACCACGGTGGCGCCTTCCGGTTCACCATCGCGGCCCGGGAGAAGCTCGATCTGCGAACGCGACCCGCACCGCTCGATCACCTTAGTGGCGGCAGCATAAACAGACGTCGCCTTCCCCGTCCCCGCCTCGGTTACTATCCCGTACGGGCCGCCGATCGCGGCGACCAGCACATCCGCGACGTCGGCGACGTGCACGAGGTCGATGAGCTGGGTGCCGTCCCCGTTGAGCTCCACCGGCATCCCGGTCAGCGCCCGGCAGATGAACGACGGGATGATCTTGCGCACTCGCGAATGGCCGTGCGGCGGGAACGCTTTCTGCCCGGCCCCGTAGGCGTGGTAGGCGCGAACCACCGTGATCCGTTCCCCTTTCCACTGCGCCCGGGCGAGCGCGAGGTCTTCCGCGGCACCTTTGGTGATGGCGTAAGGGTTCGGCTGGCCTTTGTGCCCGGTGCCGATCTGCACGACCGGGATCCCCGCCAGCGCCGCTGCGTCGAAGATGGTGACGGCGCCGACGATGTTGACGTCGGCGGCGCGCCGTTCCCCATCCCCGAACGTCTCGGAAGTGCCGAGGACACCGGCGAGGTTGATGACCGCTTCCACGTTGTCATCCCGGATTGCTCTGGCAACGCCGATTAGATCCCGGACGTCCTGGTCCCCGTCGAAGGGGATCATGGTGTGCCCGTCGCGGTGCAGGGCGTCACGGACATATGCGCCGATGAACCCGGCCGAGCCGGTCACCAGGACGTTCATTGTTCTTCGTTCTCCTCGTGTGCACAGTTGAAGACGGTGTGAGCCCCGAGAACTTCCGTCGTTTTGGCCTGGAGCGCCTCGGCGTTGCCGGGATCTGCGGTCCATTCCGCCATCGGTTCCCCGTGCCGCTCGCGGATCAATGTGATGGTGCTGGCTGCGCTTTCGCGGGTGACGCCCCACGCGATGCTGGTCCAGCTGCCGTCCTCATTGACGAAACCGATGCTGATGCTCGCGTCAGGGTGGTCGGTCTCAATGTTGATCCCGTCCGCCATCGAGTCGCCTCGCCGGAACATCCCGATCTGCTCCGGAGGCAGCCCGATAGTCAGTGAGGGTGTCCGCTGTATCTCACCCCCGGGCACGACAAGCGCACTGATCTGCACCAACTCCTCAACGCGCCCGCCTTTCAGGCCTCGGAAGCCTTTCAGTGTGCCGTCCTCAACGATCGGCTCCCAGCCGTCACCCAGCACCGAGACGGTGCCATCAGGGTCAACCTGCCACCCGCATGTGGAGACGTAATTCTGGGCGGGCACATCCCAGACGTAGCTGTACTGCTTCACAGGCTCGCCCCCTGTGCGGGCTTTCTCTGCAAGCGGGGCGATCTCAATGCCCGGGAGTGTGTGCCAGCCCGGCCAGCGACGACTCATAATGCCTCCTTCGGCCGGAACCATGATGGAGGACATTGCCGTTCGTACACCCATCGGGGCCAGGTTTCGTCCACGTCGACGGGCTCGAGCTTGTGCCCGTCGCTGTGCTGGCCGTCCCGAAGCCACTCCCCCGACTGCAAGGCTTCTTTGGTGGCCTCCGTCATCTCCAGGTGGCAATGCGTTTCGAGCTTGGCCCGGTGCGCTTCGGTACCGCCCATCCACGACAGGTGCGACCCGCCGTCCATGATGGTCGGCAGACTGTTCCGCATCCCCCGCAGCTGCGCGAACGACCCCACTGACCGCACCTTCGTGCGGATCGTCCCATGCCACGGCAACGGGTGCAGCCAGTCCACCGCATACATGCAGAGCCGCATCTGGAACACGCAGGGGAACGGCAGTTCCTTTCCCGCGGACAGTGCGGCGACCGCACCCAGGCGGGGAATCTCATCCGCATCACCGTGCAGGATGATGTCGTCCGGGTCGGCCTCGTCCAGGCCGGCGTGGCAGTATTCCCGCTGCGCATGCTCCCGGGACCACGCCAGTCGCCGGGCAGCATCAACGTCAGTGGGGTCCGGGTTCTCCGTGGCGGACGGGAGCGCATCGGCGGGTACCCGGACGTAGGTGATCCGCTCGTTCCACGGGCTGAACCGTTCCTCGTGTTTCTTGAACCACAGCGGTTTCAGGTCACCGCGGTGCGTGACCTCAGCTTCCACGATGACGTGGTGCAGATTCGGGATGCTCTCCAGCTCACGCAGCCGGCATTCGAGCATGTCGATCTCGCTCTCGGCGCTCCCGAACATGAAGCAATCCCAGATCATCGCGCCCTTCCGTGCCGCCAGAAATAAGAGGAGCGCCCGCCTCGTCCCGGACAGGGGACGAGGCGGGCATCATGAGGCTAAGTGTGGCATCGCGCGGCAGCCTACAAGTGCGGGTTACTCACCGTTGCTGCCACGTTTTTCCTTCGGCTGCCATCCGAGCGCGGTCAGCCACTCGAACACCTGATCCCCGAGGAACAGGAACAGGAGCCGCAGCCGCCCCGGCGGGTGGTACTGGCTGGGATCGCTCATGGGAACACCTGCGCTTTCTTGACTTCCCGCGCTGTTGCGGCGTCGACCTTCTGGCCGGCGATGAAGCTGACCGCCGCTGACAGGACCACACCCACGATGGCGATGAGCAGTGGCCGGCCCGTCAGGTCGTTCGGCTGGGCGAGGTAAGCGCCGACCGCAACAACGATCGCCTGGAGCAGGCCGAAGGCGTAGACGAGGTTCTTGGGGATCATGGCGGCCTCCTACAGGCCGTGACTGGCCAGGAAGGCGAGCAGTTCGGTGACGTCCTTCTCCCCTGAGGTGGCGACGGAGCGGATGGCCTCAGCGATCTCCTCGAGCAGATCCGCAGGGTCGCTGGGCGCGGGAGCCGGTGCGGGGGTTCCGTTGCCGCCCGTGCCGTGCAGCGCCTCAATGTCGGCGATCAGCGCGTCCATGTTGACCTTGGCGGCCTCATCCTCGGTCGTGATGATGACCCAGCCTTCCTCAAGGCAGGCTGCGGACCAGTCCCGGGTGGCGGGCTGCTCCGCGCCCCAGGTCACATACCCGTCGAACTCGCTCCCGTCCGCTTTGACCTTGACGATGCAATGCCCTTCGCTGGGGTCTGGCTGCTCACCGTTGGCCACTGTCCACGGCTGGCTCTCGCCGAACAGCTGGTCCGCGTCGTCAGTGAGGTCAACGCCCACGTAGACGCCCTTGAACGCCTCCATGGCTGAGTCGATGGCGGCCGGGCTGGTGTGGTCGACCGGGGCGAACGCCTTGATCGTGCCAGCGTTGTACCAGAACAAGAGCAGGTCGGCGAGGTTCGCGCCGACGTCCTGGCCGTGGTCGTAGGAGAAGTATTCGGCGACGAGGGCGTTGCTGGATTCCCAGAACTCATCCAGGCCGTAGCAGGCTGCCTTGGCCATCTTGTAGTGCAGCTCCCCGGCAAAGGAACAGTCTCCAACGCCGTCTGGGTAGGTGGTGCATGTCGGGTCGGGACCATTGCCGGCCATCCCCCACGAGGTGTCACCGATCCCGCCGGTCACGTCGATCGGGTAGGCCGGGGCCGGAAGCTGCTCCCGCAGGTACTCGTGCACGTACTTGATAGCGAATCTCTCGCCCGGCGGCTTGACGGGGAGCCGGCCGCGCAGACCGGGTACGCGAACGGGGTTGGTCACGATGCCTCCGTTAGTTGGTCGCGCTGACGGTGTAGCCGCTGCCCATGACCGTCGCGCCGGCCGGGCCGGCATAGACGGACTCGCCCCATACCGGCGTGCCGGATGCCGCGAGAGTGCCCGTGGACACGGGCTGGTTGGTCACGTAACTGGCGCCGCTGTCGCAGGTGACGACATACGGCTGGATCGGGTACGTCTGCCACCAGCCGGGATTGGTGTGAATGTGTGTGTGCGTGCAGCCGCAGTGCCCGGCGCGCTCGGCGCGCTCGGCGCGGAGCTTCTCGACCTCGGTGCGCAGTTCCCGCACAGTCTCGGCCAGTTCGCGGTCGCGAAGCTCGCGGACGGCAGCGGTCAGTTCGGTTACCTCGTCGTGCAGGCTCTTATCAGTCATTCGCGATGCCTCCTGGGCGTGAAAAAGCCCCGGCGGCAACCGGGGCAGAGTGAGGGTCAGGGCAAGCTAGAAGTAGTGCCGGCGCCCGCCAACCGCATGCCCGATCGAGCCGAGCAGCAGCAGGATGAGCCCGATCACGAGTACGACGATGCCGATGGTCCAGAGGATCGCCACCTTCAGCAGGAAGCCGACGAGTAGCAGCACAATGCCGAGCACGATCATGTGAGCCTCCTGTGCGGGGGTGAGGTCTAGACGTCCATTAGCGCGGGCCAGGTCTGCGGTCCCACAACCCCGTCGGCGCTCAGGTGCGCGTTTCCCTGGAACCGCTCGACGGTGGCTTGGGTCGCCGGGCCGAACACCCCATCGAGAGTGACCGAGTACCCCCGGGCCTGCAGCAGGCCCTGCACGGTGCGGACCTGTGCGCCGGCCGCATCCTTCTGGAGCGTGGGGAGTGCGAGCATCATCGTCTCCTGCCATGAGGTCGGGGTTGGATCAGGTGTTCCGCCGAAGAAGTCATCGAGCAGCAGTGAGGCGTCGATTTGTGAGCCGCCCACGCCGGGCGCGGTGTCGGTCCACTGGGTGCCGTCCATGGGCACGCTGACGTTGCATGTGCCCGGCCCGCAGATGTGCTCCCCGGCCCCGTAGTGGGCGCTCAGGAGCCGCACGGACGCGCGGGCTATCTTCAGCTTGGCCAGCTCGGCGAGGACGTCATCCATGTTGCTCACGTCGGCGTACTGGACCGGCCGCCACTGCCCGGCCGCCAGGCGCCGCGCCGCGTACGCCGCGCCGCTCTCCGGGCTGAGGTCGCCGTTCTCGATGTCGCAGCCGTCCGCCACGTCCGTGCCGCCGAACACCGTCAGGGACAGGATGTGCGCGCCAGGGAACCGTGCCACTTCGGCCTGGAAGTCCGGCCATGAGCCGTCCACGTAGCCGAGGTAGGCGTTATAGCCGCCGGGCAGGTTCGCCGGGGTGATGCTGTCGGCCATGGTCAGGGTCATCGTGTCCCCTTCGCTGTTGTCTCCCAAGCGCCCGTGCATCTGGCGCACCAGTACGTGATCCGGTTGAGCAGCCGCCAGCGGCCACATTGAGCGCAGTAGTGAGTCACTGGCGTCCGCGGGGGCCGCCGGCTGGTGGCGTCTTCGCGGCCGGTTTACGTGCGGCTGGTTTACGCTGCGGCATGGGTGTGGTGGGGGTCAGGGCGTCGAGTATGGCCCTGAGGCCACCCGCGGTGCTGATGTCCAGCCGGTCGAGGGCGACGATCAGGTCTGACTTGACCGCCTCGACGTCCTCGAACGTTTTCGCGGCCCTGGCGTCGGCGGCCTGGTTCTGGAGGTTCTGGCCCACCATCAGCGCCGGGAGAAGCACCAGCTGGATCATCGTCTGAGCGACCCAGGCGACCAAGGCGATGATGCTTACCTTCACCATCCATGCAGGAAACGTGTGGGTGAATGGTGAGAACGCCGACAGTACGGACGGCAGGCTGCACAGGGCCAGCAGGCAGAATAGCCAGAACGTGGTCATGGTCCCGACGCTCCGGGTGAGCAGGAGCGCTACGGCGCGGTTGAACCGCTGGTATCCGCTGTCTGCGGGATGGTGGTCGATGGTGTGCTGGTGGACCGCCTGGCCGGTCTTGGTGTAACCGAAACGGGGATGCTTGCTCATGCGGCACTCCCTGGCAGGAAAAGCCCGCAGGCTAGGACGACAAGGAAAATCGCGCCGAGGACAGCGTAGGTTTCGGCGAGGGCGAGCATCCGGCTCCGGTTGGGCCGCATCAAGGCGACGACAGCACCGATGAGGACACAGATTGTGATGGAGCATGTGATGGCTGTAACGCCACTGGTGAAGGCGTACGGGAGCGCGGGGAGGATCGCGCCGAGCCCGGTTGCGGCACCCATGACGCAGGACGCGCCGAGCCCGTTATCGGAGTCGGACAGCCATTCGCCGCCGGCCATGCTGAGCGAGCTGGAGATCCCCCCGGATACGGCCGCGGGGAAGATAAGCGCCGGGTGGCCAAGAAGGTACAGCACGACACCGAGCAAACTCATGGTGCCGTCGGCCAAACCGAAGATCGCCGGACGGGTGAGGTTGCTCACTTGGCCTCAGGGTCGTCGCGATTGTGGCGCTGGGTTTCCAACTGCTCCATCCGGGCACGCATCCCCGCCTGCTCGGCCCGCATCCCCGCTTGGTCGGTCCTGATCTCGTCAACTGACCGTTCGGTGCGGGCCAGGACGTCATGCAGTGACGTGCCCTTGTTCGGCATGGTCTCTTTGGAGACCTTGGCTAGTTCGCTGGCGACATGGCCGACTGCATCCTCGACGGATTTGAGGCGGGCCATGATGCCGGGTCTGGCTGGGAGGCCGTCGCGTGGCGGCTCACCGAAGTAGTCATCGAGGAAATGGTTGGTGCGGCGGAAAAGACGCCATGTGAAGCGCACTACCCAGCCCGCGAGGCCGAAGATGGCAGCGACGAGCGCGGTGAGGGAGGCAACCCATGCCGGGTTCACGGCCGGCGTTTGAGTTTGCCGAGTTCAGCCCTGATCTCCGCGAGCTGGGTGTCCTGGGTGGCGAGGTGCTGATCCTGGGTGGTGAGCCGTTCCATCACCCCCGGCTGGGCGGGGTGGCCGTCCCCGGCGGGTACGCCGTTGACGGTGCGCCAGATCGCGATGAGACCACGCTCCATCCGGTGCACGGGGGCGACGAAGGTGACGAGCGCGGCGGCTCCCCCGGCGGCAGCACCAAACGCCACACAAGCGTCGAGGATGTTCATTCGCTGATCCAGAGCACACTGAACTGTGACCTTGTGGCTGCCGCTGACGCCGTGCTCCAGGTGCTCCCGGACCAGCCTTGTGTGAGCGCTACCGGCTGCACGGTCTCCCCCGCGTTCAGGTAGTAGCAGCCGACCGCCGCGGCGCCGGGTACCGGCCCGGACTCGAGCGGGAAGTACACGGTCTGATACACGTCCGGGGAAGTGACCGGTGTGATCCCCCCGGAGGTGGGCACCTTGATCCCGGCTGAGAGATACCCGGTGGTCAGGGACGGCAGCGCCGCGTACACCTCGCTGATGACGAGGTACCAGCCGGCGACGGGGGCCGCATAGTTGTTGTCGTAGGCGGACCAGCCGGCGTAGTCGTCGCCAGCCGAGCCGTGGATCAGCCCGGCTACTGTGTCGATCGTGACCGCCGTCCATGTGCCGACGGTGAGACCGGTCTGGGCGGTGGCCTGATACCCGGTGAAGTAGGGCCGGTTGACCAGGAAGTTCAGGTCGTTGCCCAGGTGCTCGGTGAGCAGGCCGGGAATGGATGAGGCAGGGAACCCGGCCATCCAGTGGAACGCTGCCGCGGGCGGGGTGAAGGAGTTCACTCCCCCAGCCGAATACGGGCACAGGTACAGCATGCAGAGACGGGACGCCCATGTTCCGCCGCCGAGCGCGAGGTTCCCGCCGGAGTTCTGGTAGGCGGTCGCTTTCACCGTGTCCCCGGCGTTCAGGTCAAGGACCCGGACCCCGGTGACGGACATCGCCCCAGCCCCGGATGCGGCGTAGGCGGGGCCCTGGAGGGCGGTGGTGACCGTACCGGAGGTCACCGACAATCCCGCATACCTGGCCCCGGTGCCATTGGACGCGAAGCTGATGGTGGGGAACGTCAGATACAGGCCGGCGAGCGGCGCGGTGTAGGCGGAGGTGGCGGTCCCGAACGCGGAATAGGTGTCGGTTGTCCCCGCCACTGTGAACGGCACCGTCGTCGGGGTCGCGGTGGTCAGTGAGGTGGTGAGCGCCTGGGATACCCGCAGCGCCGGCGGATTGTTCAGCAGGGTCAGGGCCTGCACGGGGCCACTGGGCCCGTTCATCAGGGTTGAGGTGACCGGCCCGGTCCATGACTGCTGCGGGGTGGGAACATTCCCGATGACGGCGATCCCGGCGATGTAGCAGTTCAGTGATGATGGGACATCACCGCTTTCAGCGGCGACCCCGGACCACGGTTTCCCGGTGACCGCACCGGAAGGGGCGGTCGCCAAGCAGGTCACCGATGTCCATGTGGTCGCGTCCACGCCCACCGTCACATCCGAGGTGGAAATGTACGTGCCGCTGGTGTTGTACCAGTCGACGCCGACGCTGCCCTCATAGAGGGTGGACAGGTAAAGGGTGCCGGTGATCTGGTACTGGGTGCCTGCCGTACAGGTGAAGGACCCGCTGTAGGCGTGCGCGTCCGGGGCTGTCCCGCTGGCGTTGAACAGCACCCCGGACGGCTGCGGTGGTGCTGTTCCCGGCAGCGGGGAAGCGGCCTGGATGGATCCGTTGTAAGTGGACCAGCCGGCCAGGTTCCCGCTTGCGGCGTACGGGTTGGTGTTCTGGGTGACGAGCTGCCCGCTGGTGGTCACGCTCGCCCACACCCACAGGTTCCGGGGCACAAACCCGGCCGTGTCAGTGGAGCTCGTCGCAGGCGTTTCGGTGGTCAGGGAATCATCAGCGTAGAACCCGGCCGGCTGCCACGTGTTGTTGTTCGTGCCCGTGTTGACCAGATCCAGGTACATCGACTGGGCGGTGTGCTGGGTGCTGTGAGCCTGAATGACACCCTGCGCGCTGAACACTGATGCGCTGGTACCAGCCTGAACGTACATTCCCGCGCCGCACGCGGCGGGGGTGGCCCCGGCCACGGCGGCGGTGGCGAAGTGCGCGGCGAGGTAGTTCCCGCCGGTCGCCGCGGAGGTCGTGCCCCCGTACCCGTTCGCGCCGAGAGCCTGCGGCACGAAATGGTAGACGGCGTAGATACCGGGGTATTCGGCGCCGAGCCCGAACAGGCATGCGGTGTCGAGGATGTTGAACGCGGTGGTCGCGGACCCCTGGAAGATGTTCCATGTCCCGCCCGTGGACACGGTGAGCACCCGGCATGCGGTCATCGACTCGGCCATGATCAGCCGGTGGGCGTGGAACAGGATGCCCGTCGACCCATACCCGGAACCATCGTACGAATACATATTCAAATTGAGCTGCTGCGGTGACAGCGGCCCCGAATACCAGGGACTAGGCTGCGTCGGCATCGTGCCTCACCACCCCAGGACGCCAGAGCCTGGCGTGTTCTCCGTCCCGTCCACCGTCATCACTGCTGCTTCCGGGGTGTACGGGGACAGCTGGTAGGTGACCGTCCACTTCTGCGCGCCGATCTGATGCTGGACCCGTTCGATGATCCCCGTCTCGGAGATCACCGCCCCGCCGATCGGCCGCCGGGTCACCTGCACCACATCCCCGATGTCCAAAGCGAGCACCGTCGGGAACGCGATCTGCGGGCATGAGTCCGCGTCGATGATCAGCTGGGACAGGTGAATGGACGGTTCCCCGTATTTCGCCAGCGACCAGGACGCCAGATCCGTCACGTCATACGGGGAAACAACCTCACTGGTGTAGGTGAGCGCGCTGCGGCGGAAGTACTCAGCCGCGGAGGTGGTGTTCCGCTCGTCGGCGATGACCAGCTGGTTGGGGCCTTGCTGCTGGGTCACCTGTGTCTCGTTGTACAGGTAGGTGTTGTCGTAGTCGAACGCGGTGTCTTTCAGGAACGGGATTTCCGGGGATCCTGCGAGCAGGCTCGCCAGCCCGATGTACAGCACGTTCCCCTGCTCCGGGGTGCCCGCTTCCCCCAGATACAGGGAACCGGAGGTGACATTCTGCCCGGTCGGCGCGGTGAGGTTCCCGGAGGAGATGTACACCCACGCGGCGGGCGGGATGCTGACGGTGGTGATGCTGGTCGAAATGTACCCGGATGGGCTGTACCAGTTCACGCCGATCTGGACACTGCCCCAGCCTGTCGGGGAGTACACCCATGCCCCCGCCGCATATAGTGCGCCTGCGGTGACCGGCACCGTGTCCCCGGTCGCCCACACGGAACTGGACACACCTACCGGGGTCAGCAGTCCCGAGTAGCTGCTCCCGTATGTTTGCGCCGCGGTGAGGGTGAGCGTCCCGTTCGTGACGGTCCAGCCGCCGAGGGAACCCTGCGGGAATGGGGACGTGTCCAGGATCGCTGGGCCGCCGGTCGCATCATCCCCGAAGTAGGCGACGACGGGCTTGTTGTAACCGGCCCACCGTTCGGTGTACACGTAGGAACCGTTCGCCTGCGTGTTGGACCGGCCGCCTTCTTCCTGCGCCACCGCGTTGATCCCGTCCGCGGCGGATGAGCCGGACAGGGCGTAGGCGGGGCCGATCTGGGTGATTTCCGGCTGCCCGGTGGCGTCCTGCCACCAGTACACGCCGCGTTTCAATCCCAGACCACCCCAGGTGAGGATCTGCGCGAACCGTTCCGCCGCGGTCACCCCGGCGGCGCCGAGCGCCCCGGTGGTGTAGTGGGCGGCGATCCGCTCAGCGGTCAGCTGGTAGGCGTAGATCGCCAGATGCGCGGCGACATAGTTGTAGCTCTCATAGGAGTAGGCGTTGGCGCAGTCATAGGAGTACCGGGATGGGCCGAGCGCGATGGCAGCGAACTCGGTCATCACCCCCAGTGTGACCTGCCCTTGCGAGACGCCGTTGAAGTAAACATCCGACAGGCCGTTGGACGTGGACATGGTGATCGCCACGTGCATCGGATTGTTCGCATTGGGGGTGAACGGGAAGTTCAGGGTCGCCCCGGCCGGGCCGAGGACGGTGATCGTCCCGGCCAGCCCGCCAGTGAACGCGGTCCCGGAATACCCGGTCGCGTACACCGTCGCGATAGCCCCGTTCCCCGACCCGGTGGGGGCCTTGAACGAGCTCGGCGCCCCGTACATCGTCAGCAGCGTGCACGTCTGCGCGGTGCCGCCGTACAGGAACCAGAACTCGGTGGTGATGCCGCTGCCGGTGGAGTTGGCGGGCAGGTTCTGGTCGTAGTAGAACAATCCGGCGCCGCGGTCCCCGGAGTCCTGCACCTGGTAACTGGAGGTGCCCATGCCGGTGTTCTCATCGCCGAGCAGGTTGATCGCCAGGCCCGTGTTCACCTGCGCGGTCAGCCCGTCCCCGTAAATGCCGGGGACCTGGTTGGGGGTGGCGTAGTCGACCGCGATCAGCCCGTTCGCGTCCACGGGCGTGTAGTAAACCGTCTCCCCCTCGGACGCCGACGTGTACTGCTCGTTGCAGGGCAGGTAGGCGTACGGCTGGTCGGCGAGGATGTCGCCCTGCACCGCGGAGTACATGTTCGCGACCGCGGCGACCGCGACCGCATCGGTGGCGGTGATCTGGCAGAACCCCCATTGCGGCAGGTCCGGCCACGTCTGCGGGTACCGCTCGATGTACCCGAACCAGATCGGGTACTGGTGCCCGTTCCACCATGCGGTCACCCGCGCCGGGGTCAGCAGCCGCACCAGCCCGGTTTGCACCATGACCGGGCCGGCGACCAGTGCCGCCTCCGCGAGGTAGAACACCGCTGAGGCGGGCGGGGCGCCGGCAAGGGATGCGATGATCTGCCCGTACGCCGCCCCCGTGGGAGGGGACACGTTCAGGTTTTCCACCAGTGTCCATGCCGCGGCGGGCAGGGCGGTGACCGTGCCGGTGGTGGTGGTCAGGAGCACCTGACTAGAGTTGTACCAGGCGATGTCCACCTGCGCGCCGCTCGCCCACCCGGCCGGGGAGTAGAACCAGGCTGAGGCGGATATGGCCCCATTGGGGGTGTAGGTGAGCCGGATCTGCCCGGACGCACCGAACGCACCTGAGGTGAATCCGGCGTTCTCCGCCCCGCCGCCACCGGCACCGCCGGCGATCTGCGGGGAGGTGGCCGGGACACCGGTACCGGCGACGAGCGCACCGTTCCCGCCGGGTGCACCCCCGGTAACCCCAAGGGCGCCCTGGTCGCCGCTGGCCGCGTTCCCGCCTGAGGCGGTGCCACCGGATCCGCCGCCGCCACCACCGTAACCGGTGGCATTGACACCTGCCGCACCTGCCCCGCCGTCAAAATGGACAGCGTTCGAGGAACCGGTCCCCCCGGCACCGGCGGCACCATCATCGCCGGTGAGCCCCACCGAGCCGCCCGCGCCGCCGTGGGCGACAACCGAGGACGTATTGAACGTGCTGTTCCCGCCCGCAGTGCCGTTGCTGGGGGTCGAGGAAGTCGTGTAGGTGACGCGGACTTGCCCGTTCGCACCGGGCGCACCGAAGTTGATGACACCGCCGCCACCACCACCGCCGGGCGCGGAACCGCCCTGGGCGGGGGTGGTCTGAACACCGCCGTTACCGCCGCCGCCGCCGTTCGCGAGCGCCGTACCGCCCTTACCGCCCACGGTCAGGCTGGTGCTGGTGCCGCCCGCGTTCCCCGCCCCGCCCGGCGCACCTGAGCCGCCACCGCCGGCGCCGACGGGGATGTCAAGAATGTTGCTGTAGGAGTAGGAGATCCACCCGGATCCGCCACCACCACCGTGGTATCCGCTGTTGTACGCGGTACCGCCACCACCACCGCCACCGCCACCGCCGAGCTCGTTCGATGCGGTCCCATCGCCGCCCAGGCCGCCACCGGTGCCGCCGGCGCCGTTGACGTTCCCGTAGCCGCCGCCGGAACCATTGCCGCCGCCACCACCGGGAACCCACTCGTAGGCGTTCCCGCCACCACCATTCCCGCGGCCACCACCGCCGCCGCCGCCGCCGGCACCGAACCAGTTGGCACCTTCGGCGGCACCGTAACCGCCACCGGATCCGCCGATCGCGTACCCGCCGCCAGCCCCGGATGCGGTACCCCCGGACCCGCCGGCTCCTTCGCTCCGGCCACCACCACCACCACCAGCGGTGACGGTGCCAGTGTCCCCGCTGAACGAAGAAGCAGCCCCGGCGCCGCCGTCACCGCCGTCGTTGTCACCGTCGCCGCCGTTGCCGTAGTACAGCGTGTAGCTCGAGCCGGCGGTGACAGCGCACGTCCCGCTGGCGTAACCCCCGCCGCCCCCGCCGCCGCCACCGTGGCCGTTGGAGAACGCGCCGCCGCCCTGCCCGCCGCCGCCGCCGCCACCACACGCGATGGTGATGGAGGTGATGCCGTTGCCCGCAGCGTTCAGCGTTGCCGGGATGGTGAGGTTCGCGCTGTTCTGGGTGCCGTCGTTGCCGTCGGTTGTGGAACTTTCGGTGCCGTTGTGGGAGCCGCTGCCGGAGACACCGGAAACGTTGTACTGGCCGGTGGCGCCCGCACCGCCGTTGTGATGGGTGGTGTTGGTGCTGCCGGTGCCGCCGGCGCCGCCGAGGCCGCCGCTGGGATCTTTGCCGCCGTGAGCGGTGACGGTCACGCTTGCGCCGGGGAACGTGGAGTTCGTGGCGGGCCCGCCGACGGTCACTGAGTACGTATTACCCGGGACTACTGTGAGCGCCGGCTCGGCGGCGTACTCACCGCCGCCACCGCCACTGCCGCCGGTTACGCCGTTGATCCCGGAGCCGGTTCCCCCACCGCCCCAGCACTCGGCTTTGATCGACGTCACCCCGGCCGGGGCGGTCCAGTAACCCGACGCTGAGAACACCTGCACGACCTGCTGGCCGCCCGCACCTCCGCCACCCGACCCGGGGGAACCCGCCGTGTACCCGTAGGAGTCACCGGCGGTGACCGCGATCGTGTCCCGCGCGTACTCCCCGCCGCCACCACCGCCACCAGCGGAGTTCGCGGTCCCGTCCGCCCCGCCGCCACCACCGCCGGCGCCCCAGCATTCGACACCAACCGAGGTGATCCCCGGTGGGGCCGTCCAGGTCCCGGAGGTCGCGAACACCACGGAGGCGGCCTGCTGGGAAGCGATCCGGCCCGCGGTCGTGGTGATGCTGACCAGTTCAGAAGCCGCACCAGGGTTCTCCGCTGATGTTGCGGCTGTTCCCGGGTAGGCGGGCGGCATCGCACCGGGGAAAGCAGCACCAGGGGTGGCGGAGAACGGTGAGTCCGCGCCGCCGCTGGCGGGGGTCACCTGCAAGCTTGTGGTGGCACTGCCAGCCGACGCGAACGCATACGCGCTGGACAGGGCCAGCGCCGCGCCGCCCACAGGCGTCCACGGGGGGGCGGCCAGCTGAAACGACATGTTCGCGTTCAGGGCGTTGCTGTAATACGGCGAACCCGGGTACCCGGGTGTGAACGCCCCATCATGGTTGTCGAGATAGGCGGTGAGTTCCCCGGCTTCCTCCTGGGACAGTTCGTACTGGCGTCCCCGGGACGCGCTGATCCGCGAATCCCCCGCATCACCGAGGACCCGCGCGGAAATGTCAGTCCAGAAAATGGACTCGTTGTCGGCGAGATAGTCGACTGATTTGGTGATGTCGCCGGGTTGCGCCCCGAACGCCGCCTCGGTGACAACGAGGGGGAAGTTCTGGTTCGGCTGCACTGGCGGCTGCGCGGACGATGACACGCCCGTGACGATGCCCGCCATCACATCCGGGGTACTGATGTCATAACCGGCGGTGACCCCGCCCGCCGGGGTAGTGGCCTGCCAGTACGGGTAGATCGCGATCCCGCTGCCCAGCGACGCTCCCGCCGCCGCCGTGTCAAGCGCCGTGAACCCGGACGGCCCCGACGTGACCGACGGGCTGAGGCTGCTGGTCGTGGGCAATGCCAGCATCGAGAACACCACGTCAGCGCCGGTTGCGGTACCGACCAGCGACAGGGTGTCCACCGGCAGCGGCGCCGAGGTGTCATTGCTGGAAAAGTCCAGCCCCACCTGCTGCGGCATGTTCGTGATCTCCGCGAGCACCCACGCCGCGGACGCCACATACCCGGTCGTGCACACCGACACCCACGACACCGGCTCAGCGTTCATCGCGATCCAGATCGCGGCCCGCGCCGAATAACCGTTGGAGACGGTGATCCCGAGCTGCTGCCACAGGTTCCCCGCCGAGTCCGTGACGTTCACGGCGGGGACGTTCGGGGCCGGGGACGGCGGCTCGGTCAGCGACAGGGACGTGTTGATCGTGTCCCAGCCGATGAACGCCACCAGGGCGTTCCCGTCGCTGGTTTCGATCAGGGTCGTGCCCGCCCCGTACCCGGAGTTGACGGTGCCGGTGACCTGCTGAACGAGCTGCGCGCTGGTCCCCGACGCACCCGACGCGCCACCCGGGCTGCCCGGGTTCGCGAGGCCGGGGCGCGTGATTCCCGGAACGGAAGAAAAGGATGCCACCCTGCCCCCTTTTGCGGTTGCAGGGTGATGCCGTTCAGGGGGTTCAGGTGAGAAGGCGCCGGGCTGCGGCTAGACGGGCTTCCAGACCCCCGTGGCTTTCCCGGAGTTACGCACGGCGTAACGGCCGTTCGCGGCTGTCAGGGACGGGATGAGCGCCGAGGCGACCTGGGTGCCGTTCATCTCCACATGCACATGGATCGGCCGGTCACCCCCACCACCGAAACTGCCGTAACCACCGTCGGAACCCATGATCCCGCCACCGTCGAACCCGGGGACACCGTGAGCTTTCAGGAACGGCGCCACCGTGGGAGTCAGATGCTTGGGGACAACCGCCTCACCGCCTTCCAGCATCGCCGGGTGCACATCGCCGCCGCCGTACCCGGGGACACGGTAACCAGCCGCATGACCGCTCAGGGTGGGGAGAATGCCACCAGCCCCAACTGTTCCCGTCAGTGCTTCCTGGACGTTGACGTACACGTTTTTGGAGTTCGGGATGTCGTTGATATTCATTGCCAGCTGATACGCCGCGCCAGCCGCACCGTGCATGGAACCTTCAAGGCCATCCATGTTCCCGGAGGTGCTGTGCGCGGCGTTCCCGGCCCCGTGAATGTTGTTCATCGCCGTGGTCATCTCACCGGCGAGCCCCTGCGCCTGGTTCTTGGTGAGACCCTGGTCGATACCAAGCTGGTAGATGAGGCTCGCAGCGGACTGGGCGTTCATCCCGGAGTGGTAGAACTGGCCGGCCATCTGGTCAATGTCGGTCGTCACAGCCTTCGACTGCGGCTGGTTGTGCTGCAGCGCGGTCGTGAAGTTCTGCGTGTCCTTGGTGACTTGGTTCAGGTTCACCGACCCGGCCGCGACCGCCTGCGCCACATCAGACTGGAGGGTCTGGGAGAACTGCTGCGCCGCCTGCGACACGTTCGACAACTGGGCCGTCGCGTTGCCGAGCAGGGTGTTGTATTTGGACTGCGACACGGCGTTCTGATCGGTCCAGGTCTTCAGGGTCTGATAGTTCTGCGCCAGCGACTTCGAGGCGTTGTACGCCGGGCCGCCCGCCTCCTGCGCGAGCGCCATCGTCTCCGCAAGCGCCGCCTTGCTGCTCCCCACATACGGCACAAACTGCGCCGTTGTCGTGGCAATCGCCTCAGTGAGCTGCTTACTGTTCGTGGCACCCGACGCGGCAGAGGTACGCCACCAGTCCGTCACCGTGTTCGCCTGCGTCAGGGCAGCGTCAAAGTTCTGCCACACCTGCGCGCTCGTGCCGCCGAACGATTTAAGCGACTGGCCGATCTGCTGCATCCCCTGCACTGAAGTGCCAGTGAACGCCTGAATTTTGCCGCCCACAGTGCTAGCGGTGTTACCTAGCTGCTGCAGGTCATCGGACAAACTCGCCCACGCCGCCGTGCCCCCGGTGACGACGCTCATGAAGTTGTCCCACGCCGAGTTCAGCTTCGACACCTGCGAGCCCTGCAACCCAAGCTGGTAGTTCACCGCGTTGATGTTGTTACCCAGGGCGCTGCTGTTCCCGGACATGATCTGGAGGCCCTGGATGTAGTTCTGGATCTGCTGCAAGGCGACCTTGGTGAGCTGACCCTGGCTGTTGAACATGGTGCCGACCTTCAGCCCGGCGTTGTCCGCCGCGCTGAACGCCGCCGGGACACTGAGACCCCACTTGCTGGAGATCTCCGCGCCGGCGGCGATGACGTCCGCGGCCTGCCCGGTCAGCTGCGTCTGCGCGGTCTTGTAGGTGTTGACGGCCTGCACCGCTGTACTGACCGAACTGTCGAGCCCCTTGAACGACGAACCGGAGGCTGTGACCAGCGTCCCGGTCGTCTTGGCAGCCTCACCGGTCTCGGTGAGCTTGGTCTGCACGGCAGTAAGACCGGCGGTTATGTCGGAGAAACCCTGCGTCACATTCGCGCCGTTGATCGCCTGTTCCAGGCCGGAGACGAACTGCTGCGCCGCACTCTTGGCCTCTGAGATCCTCATGATGAGCAACGTCAGGCCGGCTGCGGCCCCAATAATGACCCAGCCCCACGGGCCGGACAGGACCGCACCAGCGGACTCAAGACCCCCAGCGAGCCCAAGCGCACCCTCACTGGCCCCGGCCGCCGCTGCCCGCCAGCCGGTCAGCGCCTCCTCGCTATCCTCGGCGTCCCGCCCGAAGTTGGACAGGCTCTCCAGGCCGGTAGCCAGGCTGAGCCCGAAACCGCTGGCCTTGGTAGTGACCGAGCCCAGCATGTTGGACAGCAGGCCGCCCCACCGCCAGGATTCCTCCACACCCATCGCGAAAGTCGTCAACGGCCCCGCAGCACCGATCAGTGCCGCCGCGAACCCGGTCGTGCCAGACAGAAGCTTCAGCAGCACCTCAGCCAGCCCCGGCATTTCAGAAGCAAGGTTCGCGATCAGGTGACCGACATTCCCGAGCACCTGACCGAACTCCGTCAGGTCAGTGGCACCCTCTTTCATGAGCCCTGTCAGCTGCCCACCGAACGCCCCGGCCAGTTCCACATCCACGGCGGCAGCAAACCGGTCCAGGGTGCCGATGACCTGCGTGCCCATCTGGACGAAACTGCCGCTCGTGTCCTTCACACCGTTGATCGCGGCGCCGAGCAACTCCCATATCTCCGGGTCAGCGGCATTCTGGGCAGCCTGAAGGTTTCCCTTCAGCCCCAGAGCCTCACCACCGGTCGTGTTGAACGCCCCACCCAAAGACTCGGTGACCGTGTACACCGACTCGAGCCGCTGCCCGGTCTCCACCGCCCCCTGCAAACCCACATCCGCCGCGGCACCGAACGCGACCAGGGCCGGGACAGCGACCGCCGCGAGCTCCATCGAGCCCATCACGATCCAGTGCAGGGCATTCAGCGACAAGCCCCACACGACGTTCGTGTTCTTCCAGGTCTCCTCAACACTGGCGAACCCGTTCACTACCGCATTGGCGGCCGACCCGAGCAAGCCGAAACCACCAGCCGTTTCCTCGGCGTCAGCACCGGCCCGTACAAGATCATCCCCTACCGCAGCGAACGAGACCGTCGCATCACGGGCGGCGAGACCAAGCGCGGTGAACGGGACCGTAGCCACCTCTGCGGCATTACCGACCGCGCCGAGATGCTCCGCGTCAGTTAGAGCAGCGTCACCAGCAGAAGAAAGCGCCTCACTGGTGGCGCCGATCCTGGTGTACTGCGCCGCCCACGCGGCATCCGCCGGCGCAAGACCCTGATCGATCAGCGACTCGTAAGCCGCCCGCGTCTCATCGGCCGCATCCCCGGCTCCCCGCAAAGCGGAATCCGCAGGCAGAATCCCCTGCTCAACCATCTCCCGGTAGGACAGGCCCACCTCATCGAGGGATTCAGCCGCACGGCCAGCACCGACGTCAACTTCCTCCCAGTCGCCACCCTGCTCTTTCAGTATTTCGTCAAGCCGCGCGAACGCAGCTTCGCCCGTATAAGCGTTCTCACCTGCCCGCGCGAAGCCGGCGCCCGCATCCTCAGCAGCGGCCCGCAGTGCCTCTTGTGCCGCCGCATCCCGCAAAGCTGCGGCAGCGTTGGCATCCTCCGCCTCCGACAGCAGGCGGACTTTCGCATCCGCCTCATCAGCGGCATCCCCAACCGCCTCATCGGCTGCCGCCTCAGCAGCCATCCCGGCAGTGTCCGGGGCCACGTTCCCGGTCCCTGCAGCTGCGGCGGCAGCTTCCGGCATCCCGGTCGTGTCCACGTTGAGGTGGATCGTCTTCTCGTCCGGCAGGGCACGAATCGCGGCGTTCAGCGCATCAACATCGCTGATCGCATTATTTACTTCTTCGGCGAACTTTTGGGTCGCCTCGATCATCAGCGCGATGCCGTCCAGGTATGGCTGGACGTCGGCGTCGAACTCTTGGGTAACTTCGGGAAGTTCAGGCACGATTCACCTCACCCGTCACCGCTAAAGCCCCATGATCGAGACGAACTTGCCCATCGCCGCCCGCGTCAGCGACCCGTCCGCGATGGTCTCGTCCCGGGCGGTACGCATGTACGGCCGCTGCGGGATATCGACCCGCTTCTTCCACCACTCCCCGCCGGAGTTGATCCAGTGCATGTACTCACGGGTGCGGCGGTAGTGGATCTCCCCCCACTCCTGCGTCACCGCGTAGATCGTGTGCGGTGCCACGAATGCGGTCCCCACACCCCCGTCCGATCCGCCGCCCCAGGACGTCACCGACGCGGCCAGCCGCCCCGTACGGGACGCCACAGGCCCCTCCTCCGCCGGGGATGGGGTGCCGAACTGGCCCGGTGCCGAGTGGTACCGCTGCAACGTCACCCGGGTCAGGTGCGTCTTGTACTCGTCGGCCATCGCTTTCGCGCACGGCCCGGGTGTCGCCATGGCCCGATCCCGGATCCCGGCAAGAAACCCAGGTAGCTCGTCAGGGGTCATCGCTCACCCCCGCATCCGCTGCGCCTGCCGCCGCCTGATGTCGGCCGCCTCGTTATGCGCCCGCCTGATCACCGGGTACCACTGATAGGCCTCCAGTGGCATGTCCGCGACCTCCTGCGGCGTGAACCCGTAGGTGTCCGCGAACCACTCATCAAGCAGCGCATCCGACGGCATCCCCTCCGGGGGGCTGCCCGTCTTCCCGTTGCTGTACAGGTAGCCGGTCAGGCGGCTGACGGCCGCCTCGAATTTGGGCGGCGGCTCGGGTTCACCTTCTCCATCAGCGGCGCGATCTTGTCATCGATCTCCGCCCAGTCATCCAGGTCCGAGATCACCGACTCCACCGCAGCCACGCCGGCGAGGTTGCCCGCCGGGATCGGGATCCCCTGTTCCGCCCATGACCAGTTCGTGATGATCCGGGCCAGCAGCGCTGTCCGCCGGGCCAGCGCATGATCACCGGGGAGGCGGGCGACACTGTTCCCGTCCCCGTCGCTGCGGATCTCCACATCCACGGCGCCCTGCACCGCACGCTGATCCTCAACCGTCATTTTCGACCGGATCTGTATCCACCCGCCGGATGGGAGGTCGATACGCCAGACGTCGCCGGTCAGTTCATTGCCCACTCAGGGGCCTCCTTGTAGAATTTGGGTACGAAAACGCCCCGGCAGATGGTGGAACATCTACCGGGGCTACGCCGAACCTGAGGAAGCAGGTCCGACATGAATGAGTCTAACGAGCGCTGGCTGCCCGTCCCCGATTACGAGGGGCTATACGAGGTCAGTAGCCACGGCAACGTGTGGAGTGCGCCGAGGGCGACCACTCCCGGCGGCATCCTGAAACCCCAGAAGGTCAACAAGTGGGGACATCTTGACGTCAGCCTGTGCGCGAATGGCATCGTGGAGCGTCACCTGCTCCATCGCCTCGTAATGGAGGCATTCGTCGGCCCATGCCCCGAGGGGCAGGAGGTTCGCCACCTCGACGGGAATCCCGGTAACAATCGATGGGAACCGGGCGACGAGGAGACCACCCGCAGGGCGGGTGGGAACCTGATCTACGGCACGCGCAGGAAGAACGTGTTCGATGCCGTCGGGCATAATACGCACTTCAATGCCAGTAAGACCCATTGCCCGCGAGGTCACGAGTACACGCCCGAGAACACCTACGTCATGTACCGGCGTGACCGTGACTGCACGAGCCGGGTTTGCCGGACCTGCGAATCCGACCGGAAGAAGGCGAAAAGGGCGGGCGCCTGACCATTCTCAATATGTGGGAAGGGCATTCACAAGCTGAACCTTTACCGGGCCAAGCCCACCAGTTCCCCCAGTATTGGTCGTGTTAGCGATACATTCGCCCGTGTTATCGAAGTCCATTAGGACTGCCGAGCGACCCGGCTTGCTCTTCACGAACTGCACATTTTGTGCGTCGATCGTCATCGACAGGGCCGTGCCGCCCGCGTTACCGCTGTTGAGGTTGATGTGCACCCACTGGGGGCCGTCGTACAGCATCCAGGCGAGGGGGGTTTCATCAGATGGCGCCGTCAGCTTCATCGACAGCATCGCGCTGAGCGGCCCGCGGGCGATGATGTACGGCGAAATGGTGCCCTGCGACGTCCAGTACACCTGCAGCTGGCGTTTGATGTTGACGGCCCATTCACCGTTCGTGGTGATCAGGTTGGCGGCGGCCGTCCCCCCGACGTACAGCTGGGATTTCCAGTTCGCCTGCGGGATGATGTTGGAGATCGTGTTCGTCGGGGTCACCGCCGCCGGCTGGGACGGCCACGAGTTCCCGGTGACTTTGAAGTCGAGGAGCTGCTCAACGTTGCCGCTGATGTCCACGGCGGACACGCACGCGGAGGCGTAGGCGCGGGCACCGGACGTGTTCGTGCCGGGGGTGCCGCCGTAGTTCAGGTTGGTGTTGTCGGTCAGGGTAAGCGTCGGCGGCTGTGCACCCGGCACTCCCCCATAGCCGAGCTGACTGTTGAGCAGCGAGAAGTTGTGGGTGAACGGGGCCACCACCGTGAACACGGTCCCTGAGGCGCCGTGAGCGAACCGGAGCGGGTTGTTACCGAACCCGATGCTCGTGCTGGCCGCCACGGTCAATGTCACGACCTCGGAGATGCTGCCGGTGTCGATCTGGACGTTCTGCCCGACGGTGAACGTGGTCCCGTTCCCCACGGTGACCACGGTCGCCCCTACGGCGGGGGAGCCGGAGAACGCGGTCGACGTGCCCGCCGATACGGTGCCCGTCGTGGACAGGTCCCCGAAAATGTTGTCGAGGAAGAATCCGTGCGTGTCCAGGAACGCGGGCCCGCCGAAGGAGAACGTGGCGTCCGCTGGGCCGATGATGTCCTCATACAGCATCGCCATGCTGCCGCGGATCGCCTCATCCGGAAGGAACTTCGGGGTGTCCTCCGGCGAGTAGGACTTGGCGTCCATCGGGATTGTGTTCGTCGGGCCCACGGGGGTGCCTGCGACGAGCTCACGGGCGACACCGAGCCAGGACCGGGTGGATGGGGCAACGGAAGGGCCACCGATAGGCATGGTCAGCTCTCCTCTTCTGCCGGCACGCCGGCCTCTTCGGGTGTGTCTGGCGCGGCAGGCTCAGGCTCAGCCGCGGGAACAGGGGGTGCGGGTTCCTCCGCAGCGGGCGGGGCGGCCTCCGCAGGTGCCGGGGTCTCGATCTCCCCGTCCTGTGCGGGCGGGGTCTCCTCGTCCTGTGCGGGTGCGGCCAGCCAGCGACCGTGGTCATCCCGGGCAGCCGAGGCCGCGACCACCCAGCGGCCATCACCAGGAGGCAGCGGGAGACCCGCGGCCTGCCCGGACGCGACCTCGATGTCGTACGAGCCGCCGGGGCTGACCTCAAGGACCCGGCCCGTGCCCGCGTCCCGGTAATCCAGGTACTTGCGCTGGTCGGTGCCGATGTAATTGCAGAGCACGCGCGCCTCCGGGGCATGAGGAAATATGTTGTGCTGTATGGCTGACGAGGACATTGCGCGCTTCGCACTAAGCGGCGACTGGACACCCATTGCGCCAGGTATGGAGGTGCGATTGCAGGACGCCCCCAACGAGGAGGACATGGCCCACTATGACCCGCAGGGCGTGGTCATCCTGCAACTGCGCTGCGGCCCGGTCAGGCGAAGATAAGCTCAAACATCTTGCAGGTCAGAAGACAGTCGTACCTGTTGAAAGCCTGATCCTCGACCGCGTTGATCACGATCTCCCAGGACATGCTTTCCCCGACGTCCACGAACGTGGACACCACACCCGAGTACGGGTCGCTCACCTGCGCCGGGTCCGGGGAGGTCCGCAGGGCTTGCATGACTGCTTCCACGATCCCCGGGAACAGGGTGTCTGATTCGGTGTCGTCGTTCTGCCCGAAGTAGACGAGGAAGATTTCCAGGCTGTGCTCGAGCGGTTTCAGCCCCGAGGGGGTGCCAGGCCCGGTGTTGCGGGGGATCGTGCCACCCAGCGCCATGTTGCGGGACTCAACGCCACGGGTCGGCCAGATGTACGCGGTAGGTACCGCCGCGGTGTCGACGTTGGGGTCCGGGGGGGTGATCACCGCGCTCAGGTTCGCGGTGCCATCACCCGGCAGCGGCAGGTCATCGAGCAGCGACTGGATAAACAATTGAGCTGTGTTCAAGGACATTTGACCGCGCCACCCGCCCTGACATCATGAGGGGCATGAGCGACAACCTGGACCGATGGCAGCCGTTCACGTTGGAGTGGCCGGGCGAGCCGCCATGGACACCGTTCCGGAACGTCTTCGCCCGCTGGCATTCAGGGAAGGTCTGCTACGCGCTGCCGTCCGGGAACATGGTGCACGTCAAGCCGGATTGCCGCTGCTAGATCGTCCGGCGCAGCGGATCCAGCAAACACTTGGCGTGAGAGACAAGATCCCCATGCCCCTTCTCCGCGCCACCGGTACCGCCCGGAATCTGGTGGATCGTTGTGCTCGTAGAACCGCGGACGAGGGCCTGCGCTGAGGCGAACAGGATCGTCGCCCAGATCACCGACTGCGGCAGCGTCGTCACCATCGTTCCGGCGACATGCCCGAACGTGAGCGCCGGGACAGTCAGGTTCCCCGGCCCCGACGGCACCGACGCGGCGCTGACCTGGATTGTTTCCTGCTGCCCGGAGTCGTAGATGGTTCCGGCCGCACCCACGTTCCCGAACTCGCCGGTGATCGCCCAGCCGGTGCAGTCATCGACCGGCAGGGATGTCGCACCGATCGCAACATCTGCGGTCAGGCTCGTATGTGGCCATCCATTGAGATACTGGACCCGCAGCAGGACACCGTTCCGGCCACCGCCCCAGGTCACGTAGCCCGGTGCGATGACGATCGACTGGCCGCCGTCCCCCGAATCGGAGGGGGCGATGGACCCGTAGACGCCGATCACCGGATGCTCAATGTCGAAGTTCCCGGCCGGGACCGTCGTCCACTGCCGCGGGAACACCGCGTTCGGGGCGACCTGCACTTCGGTGATCGACAGGATCGGCCAGCGGGACAGGATCACCCGCCCGTTCCCAACCCCCGTCATCACCGTCACCCGGTAGTCAGGGCCGCTGATCTGCTCCGTGTCAGCCGTAGCCCGCAGCACCTGGTTCAGGTACACATCCACCTGCGACGTCGCCCGCATCAGGATGTTGACCTGCTCGGCGGTCTGCTGAGCTGGCGTCGTCCCCTTATACGGCGGGATCGTGCTCCATGAGATGCCGGTTCACATAAAGTCGGTGCCGCAATCAGCTCGGGAACCGTGCAATACGGGGTCTGGCCGGCTGGATACAGCAGAGACATGGGCACCACCCCCTCACGCGGACGGCCCGGCATACCGGGGAAGTGAAGGGGCTATCGGCTAGGCTGAAGTTGGCCGCCTGGCCACTCGGGGACTTGTCGGCAGGGATTCCCGGCCGGGCGGCCTCTTGCTTACCTAGACACGCTTCGGCCAGTGCCAGGTGCCGCCGATGTGCGACGCCTCGGCCCACCCGCACGAGCAGTAGCGGAAGGGGTGGCCGTGTTTCTCGGGTTCTGGGCAGTCCGGCGTACCGGGTGTCTCGGCGCCGTCGTGGTACGGGACGGCGCGGTTGAAGAACTGCCCGGTCGGGTTCAGCACGCATAGGCCCACCTGGTCAGGGTGGTTAGGATCGCCGGTCAGTTCGGTGATGATCGCGGCCCGGCATTCCTTCCCGTACTCGCCGCTCGGCGACCCGTAGCTGACGTAGTGGACGACCCGGCCGACGCTCGGGGCGGTCACGCTGCTACCTGGAGCCGGGCGAGCATCTCCGGGCGCGTCCCCGAATCATCGAGGCCCTTCTCCCGGCACATCTTCCGCAGCTTCTGCGGGTGCAGCGACGCCAGATCCCGGTTAGGCGCGTCCGGGGCGCGCGGCGCAGGGGGTGCCTCGCGCCCTTCAGGCTCCCCCGCCGGCAGCGATGCGGCCGGTATCGCGTCACGCATCGGCGCCGCGCACTCGGCGCAGAACTTCGCCCCCGGCTGGTTCGCGTGCCCGTGCGGCGGGCACAGCACCTTCACCTGCGCTGGGAGGTGCAGTTTCGACCCGTCGATCATCCGGGCGACCGTATCGGGGACCTCACCACCGGTCATGCGGGTCAGCGCCAAGGCCATCATGGTCTGGATGTCGTTCGCGCCGCGCTTCTCGTAGTCCTCACGCTCGGACTCCTCGTCGCGGGTCTCAGGGATATCGGCGACGGTTGAGGACCACAGCGGATCGGCGCGGAGATGGTTCTCGCACGTGGGGCAGGTGAGCGCCCAGAGCTTCACGGGTTCCCCGCCGGGTGCCGGTCGGGTATGGATCTGTCCACACCCGCCATGCGCGGCAGAGAGGTTAGTCGCGGAGAGGTCACTCCGCGCATACATAGTCATACGCTTCTCCTTCTGTGCTGGATAATGATCCGGCCACTGTCGTCTAGCGGCCCAGGACGCCGTGAGCCGCGGGGATCGAGTCCCCTTCGCGCTGTGCACAAGCGCGTAAACCGCTCCGGCGGAATGGCCCCGGACACGGTAACCCCGGTTCAAATCCGGGCGTGGCGCGAGTGCTGGATGATGGATGGATGAGCACTTGGGAAGACCGGATGGCTCAGCGGTCAGCCGCCAAGGACCGGGCGCGGCAACCCGCAGACGACGAGCACGCCGGGCATCACTTGCACCTGATCGGGACGACGGTGCAGTGCTCCTGCGGTCAGGACTTCGGCGTGACCTGCGTAGCCTTCCCGGAAGAACTCTGGAAGATGACGCTAGAACAGGTACACGAATGGTTCGGATCCCTGTCTTGCTCGGCCTGCGGAGAGAAGGGTGTTACGGGGCCACTCGGCTCATAGCCCCTGCGATAGCCGCGCACTCGCTCGGGAAGTCAGCCTTCGGCGGCACCGGCATCTCTGCCTCCGGGATCGTGTCCCGGCCGCACTTCGGGCAGACCTGCGACCACTTCTGCGCCAGGAACCGGCACGGCGCGCACCAGCGGCCGTCTTTCGTTCCCGCGAACTGGCGGAACGCCGCCGACCCGACCAGGCCCGCATCCCCGCCGACCTGCCGCTGAATGTACGAGGCGTGACCGTCAGCGACGGTCACGCTCCCGCCCTCACGGCCCCGGTACTGGGTGCCGTCCTCCATGGTGAACCCGGCGCACCCCGGCGGGAGGGTAACGGTGCGGCTCACCGCAGCCCTCCCACCAGAAACACCCCATGCGAACCGGTCATCAGGTCGCCCCGACGTCCGAGGACTTCACCAGCGACGGCACCGCATTGATCTGCCAGAACGTCGTCGCCGTCCCATGCGCGTACTGCAGCGCCGAGTTCGTGAACACCGAACCGGCGTTGCTGCCGTTCACCTGGGCGATCTCCTGCCGCGGTGTGCCGGACTCGATCGCGATCCACATCCCCGCCGTGAACGACGTCCCCGCCGCATCGGTGAGGGTCGTCCCAGCCGGGAACGTCGACGTCGCACTGATCACCGTCCCCTGCGGTGAGGTCGTGTTGTACCCGGAGATCGCCCAGATCGTCCCCCCCGCATAGGGGAGGCGGATCTTGTCGTTTGGTGCCAGCGCGAGCCCCTGCTGCGTCGACACCCCCGACCCGCCCAGGTACACCGTGCTCACGCCCTCGTTGTAGAGGAAGGCGTGCGGTGTCCCGGACGAGGTGGGGGTGTAGACGACCGTTGGGATCGTCGCCGACACCGGCGTGTGCGCCATCGGTTAGACCACCGACGCGACAGACGCGAGCCCGGCCACCACCACTGACGTGCCGGTCGAGGTGATCCCGACCAGGGTGACCGCGGTCCCCTGCAGGGTCAGCTGCGCACCCGGGCCGACCGGGATACCCGTGTACTGGGTGCCGATCGTCCCGCCGACGTAGACGGTGTTGACTGTGCCCTGGTTGATGATGGTGACATCCCTCGGGGAGGTGAGGGCCGTGCCACCGGGTGAGAGGTTGAAAATTGTCGACGTGCTGCCCGAGACGCATGTAGTCGTCTGGTAGGCGAGTGAACCGACATCGAAAATGGCCACGGCCGGGCCCCTTCCTGGGATGGCACGGCCCCGGCGGAACGACGCTCCGCCGGGGCCGTGGAATTGCTGACTTACCTTGGTGAGACTCCGCGTCTAGCTGTACGGAGTGGTGTCGCTGTTCTGGAGCCCAGACAGTTGCCCCGAGTACCAGGGGGCATGCGAAATCAGGGCCTCGTACGAGAAGATCGAGTACCTGAAGGTCGCGTCGATCACGGGCCACGCGATACTCACGTAGTCCTGAACGGTCGAAACTTCCCAGGCGTTGGCCACGTTCGTCCACGTCTGCGGAAGCTGGTAGGACAGCAGCGTCGCGTTACCCTGCGTGTACCAGGGGTGAACGACGAGCTTGAGCAGGCTCCGGGTCAGCGGGTTCTGGAACTGACTCACGGCCGCGCCGACGGTGACGTCACCGACGCCGCCCTGCTGAATGAACAGCTGGTAGTTGGTCCCCGCGCCCTGGTTGATGACGTCGTTGGACAGGTTCGCGATGTCGATACCGGAGGAGACGATCTCCGCCGGGTCCGCGCGGAACGAGCCCGGGTTGGTCGACGTCGACTGCCACAGGTTCTTCAGCGCCGTGTAAATGGCGTTGTAGGACAGGTGGGTGCCGACGTTGTTGTTGTAGTACCCGCCGATCCAGTTGGTCGGCGAGGACGGGTAGATCCCCGCGTCCGCGGACAGGCCGGACAGGGTGGGAATGACACCCTCGAACCGGGTCGACGCACCAGTCCCGGAGTCGGCGGTCGGCGGGTTCGTGCCCGACGCCGGCGGGGTGCCCTGCAGCGTGTACTTCGTGCCACCGACACCCGACGCCGCCAGGTACTCGTTCGTGTTCGACGCCGACGTGTTCGTGGACACGTAGATGTTGTAGTTCATCGCCCCGACAACCGGGACGATGGTCACGTCCACGACCTGCCCGGACGTCGTGCCACCCGTCGAGGCGACACTGGAGACGACCGTCTCACCGAAGAAGTTCGTCGCAGTGACGAACACCTTGTAGTAGGTGTTGGTGCCCACCGTGGTCTCGTTCGAGCCTGCGGTGCGGAGCGTGACGGTCGGGGTGGAAGGGGCCGTGAGGTTCGCGGACGAACCCGCGATCAGCATGTACTCTTCCGAGCTTGTTACTACCCGCTAAGCGGGCGGGCGCGTCATTTCTGCGCGCCTCTGCGTGTCTCCACGCAGTTCGGACTCTATCTTGATCTAATGCAGTACCGTTTGATACATGAGCCCAAACCCTCATCTTGTCTGCCCTGACCGCGAGACCCTGGTGCGCCTGACGTCCGAGATGAACGACAGGCAGATATCCAGGCTCTTTGGCTGCACAAGCCCCGTTATCGCCAAGTGGCGCGACCTCTATGGAATACCCAGGTCGCCGCGTCAGTCGGGGGGTAATACAACCAAGTGGAAGACCAACCGTGATTACTTTGCCGAGATTGATACGCCCGAGAAGGCGTACATTCTTGGCTTCGTCATCGCGGACGGCCACGTGCGCAAGGAGGGCTACAAGCTTGAGATCAGCGTCAAGGAGTCTGATTCGAGCATTCTGGAGGCCATCGCCCGTGAGCTTGGCTGTGACGCCCCGCTCGGGTCGATGATCAACCACTATGACGGGTCACGCATGACGCGCCTGTACCTGTGCGGCAAGAAGCTCGTCAGTGACCTGAACGCTCTCGGCGTCTTCCATAACAAGACCACCACCGCGACGTACCCGGTCATCCCGCATAAGTTCGAGCGCGACTTGGTGCGCGGCCTCTGGGACGGCGATGGGCATGTCGGGCAGGGGATGTTCGATCTCATCGGGACACCAGCGGTCCTAGAGGGTGTCGTCACGGCAGTCCAGCGGCACACCGGCTGCCTACTGCGACGTAACCTCAGGGGCAGGGACAGGAAGTACCTCTACGCCTACGGCACCCGCCGTGACGCGCCTGTCTTGCGCTGGATGTATTCCGATTCGAGCATCGCGCTCGGCCGGAAGGTAAGGGCTGCTAGCTATTGGTACTGCTCTTAGATCCCGCGTGCATAGTCTCTGAACCTTCGCGTCGGCCGCTGGCTGCGACAAGGCGCGCTCGGCTGCTGATTACCCCTGCTGGCTAAGTTTTTAGAGCCGTCACGCTCGGGCTTTCGCCCCACGTTGTGGCCTAGCCAGGTGGCACGGGCGTTCCAGCAATTCTCGCGGTTTTAGCTGGGCAAAGAGTCTCAACCCAGCATCATCTCTTGCAGCATGATCAGGCTGGCAAGAGCGCTGATGTCCTCATATCCCTGGCCCGAGAACTGCGCCAGCCAGGAGAGCTGCTCGGTGATGCCGAGGAAGCGGTAGGGGACGTTGATGGTGGTTTCGGTCTGGCTGCCCGCTCCGGGCAGGTTCAGCGGCCACGTGCCGAAGCTGGAGCCGCTGACGAGCTCGGACAGGGAGATGTCCTTGACGGACTGGCCGCCGGTCTGGGAACCGGAGATGCCGGTGATCAGCCGCTCGATGAGGCTCGCACCCTGGCCCGCGGGCCTGGGGAACTTGTTCCGGTAAACGGTATAAACCGGATAAACGAGCCGGGACGGTGCAAGGAGGTTGAAAGGGGTCAAACCGGACACGGAGCCGATACCGAGGTTACCCGCAGTAAACGACCGTGTGAGATCCGGATTCATCTGCCCGAGGATCTGCCCGAGCTGCTCCCCCATGGACGGCGCGGACAGCGCGGTCTGGAGGGCACCGAACTGGGACATGAAGCCGCCGTTGAACGACTTCACGACACCGGACTTGTTGACGAACCCTTCCCGTACCGCCAGGCGAAGCTTGGTGGCGGCCTCGGAGGCGCGGAGGGTGATGTCGGTCGGGTCACTCAGGGGCTGGTTGCCGCCCTTGGGTGCGAAACCGGCGCCCTTCACAAGGTCGGGCATCAGGGACTTGAGAGCATCACCCGTGGTGTTGTGCTGGGCGATGTCCGCCTGGCTTACGGGCTGCGCGGAGCTCCCGTAGAGGGCGGTGGTGAGGGCATCGGTGCCTGGCTGCGGTGCGCTGTCAGGGCGGATGTCTTCGAGGAGGTCGGCCATTGCCGGTCTCCTTCCTATGTGTCACGCCGGCGGGCGGCGTCATGCGTGTGCGTTCTTGGTCAGGCCCAGGCGTTCGGTGAGGAACTTCCAGGCGTTTTCGCGTTGTTCCGGGTCAGTGCTGTTCTGCCACTGCTCGTACATGGCCTTGTAGGCCACGTCCTGCACGCCCGCCGGGCGTTCGGGACTGTCCAGCATCCCCGCCGGGGGTGCTGTGGTCTTGTTGAGGGCGACGCCGCGGTAGGCGGCGACCCTGGGGTCAGGCTGGTCAGCCATCGCGTCGAGGAGTTTCTGCTGGGCGTCGAGGCGCTCAATGAGGGGTGCCTGAGCCTCGGCGACGGCGGACTTGATGAGGTCCGGGTTGAACGCTTTGAGGGTGGCCCCGACGGCATCGCCTTCGACAACCGTGAGTGGCTCGGCGGTGTTCGCACCACCACCACCACCGGCCGCCTTGGTGACCGGCTCGGGTAGCGGCTCCATGCCAAGATCGGCCCGCGCGGAGTTGACGGGGTAGCCCTTGATGATGGCGTCGAGGAGTTCCCGCTGCTGCTTCCGGGCTGCCTTCCGGGCCGCCTTAGCGGTGGCTGCGGCCTCCTCGAACTCGGTCACGCTGTTCGCGATGACCTCATCTGCGGCTGCCTTGGTGGCGCCGTGCGGGACGGGACCGCCGACACCCGCGGGGACAGGCCGGGCGTTCGACGGGGGCTCCCCCATCCGGCCGGGGCCGGCCATGGGGCACAGGTCGGGGAAGGTGGAGGCGATGTGGTCGTGCATGTTCCTCATGGCCTGCTGGGCGTTCTGCCGTTGCACCTGCGTGTAGTACACGCGGGACGGGACACCGGGCACCTCGGGGGCCGCGAGGGGCATGGGGTGGCCGGGGTCGTTGTCCGGGGAGTCCGCGGCATGCCCGTCGGTGATGAGGTCCCGCTGGTAGCCGGATGCGGCGATGTGCTCCGGGTGGATCGGAGACGTGTGCGGTGCGGCGTGGCCGGGGGACAGGGCACCGTGCCCGGCGGTGATGGGTGGCCGCTTGAACCGTTCCGCGGACAACTCGCCCGGGGTGGGGGCGGATCCGGGGCCGGGGTTCGCGTCCTTGAACGCCTTGAACGCCTCGTGACGGAGTTCGTCGGCGAGGCCGGGGGTGACGGCTTTCAGGGTGACGGCGGTCTCCACGAGTTTGCCCGCTTCTTGTGCCTGCTCCAGTGCTCCCGTCGTCGCGGCTGAGAGGGTTTTGTCGAGCCACGACTGAATGTTGATCGCGGAGAAGTCCACGCCGGGGTAGCTCTTGGCGACGTCGGCGGGGGCGTACGCGGCGCAGGTGAGGTCATGGAGCGTCCCCATCTCGCTGTCCACGCCGAGCGCCTTGTGGCGGGCGGCCACAGCCATCACCGCGGCGTCATCGTCTGCTTTGACGCTGGAGTCGGGGACGGTGGGCAGGCCGGCGTCGTGCTCGAGGGATTCGATTGCGGGGCCGTCCGGTTCCCGGTGCGGCGGCGCGGGTTCGATGTGCTCACCGGTCACCCCATCGCCCGGGGTGGGCTCAGCGGCTTTCTTCGCCATCATGGGGGCGCCGCATTTGCCGCAGAACTTGGCCTTGGCCTTGTTCATGCCCTTGCACTTGGGGCACGGGATCTTGGGCTTCTTGGCCATGTCCGGCGCGGCAGCCTTCTCTTCGGCTGCGGCCTCAGGGGTGGCGGCCTTGTCCATGGCGTCAGCGTCGGAGTCGGTGTCGTCGTCGTCCCCGTCGTTGTGGTGCAACTGCGGGGCGTCACCGCCGTCGTCCTTCACGACAGCGGCGGGGGCCGCGACGGCATCGGGCTCGGTGGGCATCGCCTTGGCGGCATCCACGTCATCGGCCTTCTTCGCGTCGTCCTCATCCAGTGGGTTAGCCACACCGAGCTCCTTAGCGCGCCGCGCGATCAGGGTCCGGGCCGCCCCGGTGTCCCCGTGGCCCGACCGGGCGAGGGTGGCGGCGTTTCCGAGATCCTCGGCGTTCTCAATCGGGTAGGACAGGTTGGGTAGTGCTTTGCCTTCGCTGGCCAGCCGGCGGCGGGTCGCAGTGTCGATGTTCCGTTTGAAAACGGCTTCCTCGGTCGCGGTCATGGCCTTGAAGACGTCCAGTTCGCGGTCCCCGGCGGTCTCGCGGTGCTTGAGCAGTTTCGCGAGGTCGCCGGGTGAGAAGGTGATCTGCGCGGACGTGGGCACGTCCACATTCACCGTGTCGGCCTTGGTGAGCAGGTCGTCGGCGCCGATGACTTTGCCGGTGAACTCGCATGTCCCGTCCCCGGCGGCCTTGGCGATCTGCATGTAGCAGGAACGGTTCGCGGGCCGGTCCACGAGGGAAATCTCGGCGAGCTCGCCGCCTTTGATGATGCCGTTGCGGGCTTTGCCAGTGACGTCCCGGACGATCAGCGGTTTCGCGATCCCCACGGAGAACGCCCGCAGGTGCCCCTTCCTGACGAGCCGCTGGGCGACCGGCTCATCGATGGCGGCCTTCACCCAGTGGGCGCCGTCCCCGTCCCGGTCGATCTCGACTTTGACACCGGATCCGGCGGGGTCACGCTGGGAGTTGTGCTGGACGCGCACGTTGGGGCCGGTGGAGAACCAGGATTTGAGGGCCTCACCGGACCAGTCCTTGTCGACCACCTGCTCATCCGAATCAACGTCGGGGGTGGTGGCCTTGCCGTAGACGTAGAGCGTGTCCCCGTCTTCCTCCATCTTCTCGATGGGGAATGAGGTGTAGACGATCTCCTGGTCTGGTGCGAGGGTCGCGGTCATGCCGGCCTCCTTGCTGGGGTACGGGAAGCCCGGTGGCGGGCATGCGGCGATGACTAGTCGTGGTCTGGCTGAGGCATGTGCTCGGTTCGCGCCCGTACCATCCAGCGGTGGCCGGGATGGTCATCACCGAATGGGAGCACGTAGCCGGCGTCGGTCCAGACGATGCCGGCGTGCAGGTTCGTGATGGGGAGCCCGGCCTGTTCGGCGGCGTTCAGGGCGTCAGCGACAGCGGCGAGCAGGCGGGCAGCGTGAGTCACGTTGTCCAGGCGTAGAACCGGTCACCGGCCACGTTCGTGATCGTGCCGATCGTCCCGCCTAGGCCTGGTGGGGTGGTCTGACTGGCCGAGGAGGTGCCCTGCAGGATCGGGGCAACACCGGTCACCCCGCCGACCGCGGGTGGGCCACCCGAAAACTCCCCGGATGTGCCCGTGAATGTGATGCACAGGGCGACGTAGTACAGGCCACCGTAGGTGGTGGTGTAGGTGCCGCCGGACGTGACAGGCAACGTGAATGTGGTGAACGTGGTTCCCCAGTTACCTGAGGTCTGATCCGCTGCGACAGCCCGCACGATGCGGCTGGAGTCCGTCAGCGCATACCAGCCGTGGGTGACGTCCACGGTGGTGAATGCGGTGCCGCCGATCTGCATGCTGATGTTGTTGACCGGCAGGCCTTTGGGCAGCGGGATCGCCGAGACGTACACCTGCTCGGAGGTCAGGGTGCCAATGTATGTTGTCGCCTGCGCCCGGGGGAACGCTTCCCCTGTCGCCCCGCTGGGAGCGAGGTACAGGGATAGGTCAGCGTTGTTCTGGTGGACGTGCCCTGAGTCGGCCCATAGTCCGTTCGACCCGGC